TCCTCTCCCTACTACTAATTTCGTGCGGAGCAAAGACAGTAAACAAAGAAGAAAAGAAAACCGACAGCACCGCAGTTGTAACGCAAGTCATCAAAACAGATAGCACCGCAACCGACAGCACTTCAATTAAATTCGATGTAGCAACCGAAGAAATAATTATTGAAGCGGTTGATAGCACTAAACCGATTGAAATTACAAATAACGAGGGTAAAGTAACGAAATACAAAAACGCTCGTTTAAGCAAGAAAAAACGAAAAGACAATACAATAGTTGTAAATGAGAAAACAGTCGCTAAAATCGTTGTTGATTCAGTTACAAACGAGATTGAGGTTAACAAGATTGAAAGTAGTAAGGTGGTTTATAAGGAGCAGTTTAGCTGGAGCAAGTTTATTTTAGATTTGTGGTGGCTATGGATATTGATTGTTGTCGCTTGTTATTTAGCTTATAGATATTATAAAGGTTATCTTAAATTTCCGTTATTATGAACTTCGCAACAGTAACAGCAGTTAAAAAACCCGCTTCAATAGTGGTTAATAATTACCCTAATAGAGTGCTTAGTGTTTATACGGATCGTGTTATTGGTAAATACGAGCATAAAAACGAGTTTGAAGTAGGGCAGTTTAGGATTAAATACATTAATAAAGTTGATAGTGCTTACCAAATGTTAGCTGACATTTTATGAAATTCGACCGCAACAAACGCCCTCAATACCAATTCGTAAAGAAAGGGCAGTACTATGTTAGAGAAGAAAAAATAGTAAACGCTTGGAACGGTACGCCACCGATTGAAGATGAAATTAAAAATCCTACTGATTAGAGTAGGCTTTTTTTTAATTTAGTCAAGGCTGTTTTATGATTCCAAATTAATAAATGAATCCTCATAACGGATTACAGCGTTCCTTAAAAAAAGCCGTTAATTTCTCAACGGCTAATTCAAACTTAAAAACAAAATTACTTGGTAAAGATAGGGATTAGTTTTTAATACCGCTTAACTCTGCAATATATTTTTGCAATTCCTCTTTAATAGTATCTTTTCTGTAAAATATAGACAAAGCGTCTTTTACCTTTTGATATTCTGTAATACATTGCTCTTTTTCTCCGTTAAACCAAAAATTTAATTCATGTCCTTGCTTTAAAAGTATTGAAAATTCGTGCTGTCTGTCAGCTAGAGAATTGCCTGAATTATTATTGCTCAACTCCTTTAACTGAACTGAAACAATTTCAGAAACTAGTATTAAGCTTTCTTTACTTGCATATTTATTTATTTCTACAATCATCTTTTCTTTATTTTAAATTAATTAATACCTATCTCGCTTTATAGAGGGATAGGGCGGTATTGTAATACTTTTATCAGTCCTATACGCTAGTTAGCTGCTATTTTACCGACCACTCCGAAAGTTTAGACTTGACAACTATTTTCAGTTCATCAACCTTTGACAATGGACAGCGAAAGGCAACCGTTTTAGTTAGCTCCGAGTATTTAGGTTTAGCACCAGCATTTTTGCGTTTACCACCTCTTTTTACTTTTTTGTTATCCATATAATTCTTCTACCATTGGGAGATATACATTTAACTGTTTTGCCCTCTATTATTTCGTTTATCTCATCATTTGTGAGTTCCCAACTTTTTAAGTTTTCTAAATTAGATACCCAACTTTCGCTACCTGTGATACTATCGTGACCCTTTACTGTTACTTCTATTTCATTCAAATTTGTCATTTTTTAGTTTTTTATTGCGTTATACCAAAAATTAATTGTCATTAAAGAAATACCGCTTTTATTAGCTAAGGTGTTTAACTTATCTACGTTGTAAGTTTTCATCTTTTTTATCGCTTCTTTTACTTGTAAGTTTGTCATTTTTTTTGTTTTTAATTGTAGAACAAATATACACCTTATTTTGATTAGAGTACCATAATCAATAGATAAGTTATCCACATTTTGAAAATAGTACGAAAACCCTAACTGCGGCATATAACACCCGGTTTTCTGCTATCGGGGCAGGACGAATCCGCTATCATCAGTATATCGCTTATCATCTTTAGTACAATTAGCTACCGGGCTTGACCAACTATATTGCCCCGGCAGCAGAAAGCCGAACCCGTTAGGATACTAAGTGAGCATATCAAACAGCGTTGGTATTTCTACCTTAATTTCAGCCTGTTTAAGATAATATGCACCAGATGCAGCATAAGTATCATTCAACTCTGTTATCAAAGCCTTTCGGCCTTTTTTAATAGCTCTTACACCAGTAGGGCTAACCCAATAACCAGCACCACTTTTCGTGCACATTAAATATTGTTGCCGGTGGCCTGGCTGATTGCTTTCTTTTATACCTGCTGCTATTGCTGTTGGTTGTTACGCCGTAATCAATGCCCTTTTTTCTAAACAAATACCGCAGGCTTTCTTTGGTTAAGCCTGTTCTGCCTGCTACCACACTTAGTTTTATTGAAGGCTGTTCCTTTATCAGTTCAATGGCTTTTTGTTTGGCCGGATTTAAAACAGATGTAGGGCGTAATGTTGGTGCCAGCGTTATATTATTTTTCCTGGCTATGCCATAGACACCTATTGGCGTAATACCCAGTTTTTCGGCAATGGCTTCTTTGCTTAAATGGCTGTTGGCCTGTATAAATAACAGGCGCTTTTTTGCCTGTAATTCACGTTGCGGAAACTTCATAATTTTCTTATTTCGCGGGTTTCAAAATAATTGGCATATTCTTTATGTTCCTGTATAAAAAGCCGGGCATAATGGGCAGTGTAATTGTTATTGATCTTAAAACCTGCGGCATCTTTGGGGCCGGTTGCCATCTCCCACCTTATACGCTCGATAATCATTTTTGCACCCAGGCTTTTCTTGCCGCTTTTTATCAATTGAAAACTGAAGGCTTTAAACAATTCGTACACCCGTGGGTTCTGTGTATGAAACTGCATAAACTGCTGGTATATACTGTTTACATCGCTGAACAAACTGGGCTGAAAGCCTATGGTTGCAGTACTACCGGTGTTTTGCATAACCTTGTAAAATGATGAATGAAATAATCTATGCGGCTCTTATCGTCTAAAACCAACACTGCATTTTTAAGCACTATGTTGCACCATTCCCATTCCAGGGCCAGCTTATCTATTTCGGCAATGCGTTGCGCATCCCGTGCTGCTACTGCAACCTTAAACCGATCGTGTATAGCATCCTGCAGAATGGTGGTATATAAATCGTATTCCGGCAATAGTTTTTTTACAGGTGTAGGCACATCGCACAAAAGGTATTCATGTGCATCGTGCAGCAACACTTTGAATGGCAGGTAACTATCCTGCGGGTACAACTCTTCTGCTTTAAGCATGCACCATACACTATGCTCGGCAACACTGTAAGGCTTTTTGGTATGGCCTGCAAAACGCATGGCACGGCTTAGCCCTACAGCAATATCTACGGGAAAGATCATCAGCGGATCGGGTTCGTTTATTTTAATAAACTGGCCCGTAAATGTGCGCACGCAGTTCGGTGTATATAAAGTTTCCATTTGCATTATGCTAAGCCTTTTTTGCGCAGATACGTGAGTATCTGCCTTTTTGAATAACCATATTTTACGGTAAGCCTTATGGCGATCATTACAGCTGCGTTAGCCATGTATCTTATTTTTAAGATCAAGCTGCATCATGTCGCGCAGGCGCTGGGCAACACTCAGGTTGTGTACTTTTTTACAGTGGCGCTGGTACCTTTTGCGCAGCGATGGCGATGTAATGGTTTCTACTTTTGCGCCTTTGCTTTTAATTTCTGCTGGCATAGTGATGGTTTTTTAGTGATAAAAAAAGTTTAGGGACCGGTACACACTTTATATCAAATTTTTACCCGGCCCCTGGTTAAAAAATAATGTTTAATGGCGGGAGGCTGCACTTGTTTAACTTATCATCTGTAACTGGTGTAAACTGTTGTGCATAAACCACGTCTGCTTCTTTTAATTCTAAGCCTTTACCCCGCCTTGGTTTGAATGTGTTGCAGGGGGTGGATTCGAACCACCGACCTGTGAGTTATGAGCCCACCGAGCTGCCGCTGCTCTACCCTGCCTTTTACCCCGCATGTAGAAACATGCCGGGTTCTAACGATTGCTTGCCATATGAAAAAGATCTGTTGTTTTAATATTTGCCAGTTGTAGAAACAACCGGCCATTGTCCCTATAAAAACCCTAACCTTAATTCAATTCAACAGCCTCCGTTGCAGGCTGCAGGTTGTTTACAATACCAATAATTTCTTTTTGCTCTGCCTTTTTATGCGGCATTAACATGATGGTTAGCCCCCGTTTCTGTTTCGGACACTCTACATCGTTTATAGGGCTTAAACATTTTATGGCTGTGTAAATAATGCCTGAACAGGCACCTGCAATAAAACAAACGATGTACATCATGGCAAGTGATTTTTAAATTTTACCGTTCTTGTTTGCTTTGTAATCCTTAATAATTTCCCGTATCAGCAATGCACCAAAAACAATGATTACTGCACTTAAAAGAATGGTGGTGGCTGTGTTAAGATCAATGGGCATTTTTTAAAAGTTTTCAGTATCGAATAAGTGAAAATTGCTTAAGTTCATTTTACTGCCTACTATTACAGCTACATTGGCCTGTATACCCTGTTCCTGTAATTCCAGTACCCGCCAGGTGCGTTCCAGTTCGCTGATAAGCCCCTGCGGTACACCGGGGTAATCAACCGTATCCTGGTACAATACTTTATCCATTACCAGTACCTGTACAATCATTTTACTACAATTTGGTTCAGGTACTTTTCTATATCTGCCTTATGGTACTGCACCTGCCTGCCTGCACCTTTGCGCCAGCGAATGCTGCCATGCTGTTTGCCATTTGCATCGTAGTGCACTCTTATATCTCTCAACCTGCGGGGTAATATACCCAGCTGTGCACAGGCTACTTTCTGGCTTACCCAAAAACCGATGGTACCTTTACCCATGATGAGCATGCGCATTTCGGCAAACTCTTTTGCCATATCCTGCCGCAGCTTTTTTATTTCAGTTTCTATTACCATGATCGTTGATTGTTTTTGGTTGCAGGTTGCGCATTGTTTCTATGCTAATGATTCCCCAACTATTCATGATGAGTACAAATACCAGCAGATCGTTTTGCTTGAAGCCTTGCAGGGTATGGGTGGTTTCTTTATCCCATTTGCTGTGTTCTGTAATGGCTTTCAGCAACTGCCCTTCGAACTGTATTACCTGCTGATCTTTTTTCCAACTCATAAAATCAACACTAATGCCCTGATCTGTTCTTTCGAAACCTGCTGCTTCCAGGTAGTCGGTTATTTCTGTACTGTAGATGGTGGGGAGCATTTTTATTTAATGATTTGGTGATTACAATAAAATCTATGCTTTTGCTATTGCTGCTTTTGCCTCGTTAACTATTTCAACCCATTCCGGATGGCCTGATAAATAAGAATCATCATGCATAGCAATTATATGTTGGGCAATTTTTAAAAGGTCGGGGGCAGCTGCCATCAGGTTTGCATTAGATTCAGCATCAGCGCAGGTTTCCTCATTCAATAAATCGCTATCGTTATAATGATTTTCGCTTTGTATTACCCAATAATTTGCATATTGTACTGCAAACCAGGGACCTTTGGTGTGTATCATAAATCCATTCCTTTTAAGGCACGTATGCCGATGGTGATAAAATGAATTATTGGGTAGTTGCAGATTCTGCTAAAAATAGCCGCTCACGGATAATCTTTAAAGTTTCAGGTTCGGCCTTACCCGAAATGTTAATCATCCTTAATGTGTGGCGGTGCAGGTTTGTTTTTTCAGCTGCGGCTTTTAGATTTCCGTACCCGATTAAAATACCTTTCAGTTTCTTTTTTTCTGATGCAGTTAGATGTTCAACCCTTAAATTTGTACTAACCATTGTATATTCCTTTTGATTGACTATGTAAATATAGTGGAGTATTCTCCATATCTCCAAATAAATTATGGAGATATTTATAATATTTTTCTGAAACACTGTTGCATTTATGGGCGAAACACTTGTATATCAATTATCTGTGGAGATGAAACGGCGAAATGTTAAGACGCCAAAACTCGCTAAAACATTGAGTATTCCAAAAGATCGCATATATAAGTGGTTTCAGGAGGGCACAAATCCTAAAGAAGAGGACGCGGTTAAAATAAGAAAATGGCTTAGTGGAGAATTGGAGAAAGTTCCACGTGAAACAAATGATTATAAATTGGAAGATGAAGCTGCGGACCGGTTAAATTACCTGTAAAAAATAGGGCCCTGTAGAAACAGGGCCCGCAACCAAAACTAACTGCTTATGAGAACAGCATTTAAAATTTTACGGCTTATATTTTGATTTCTCCTTTATAAATTTTGTAACCAATGAATGAGCCTGCTATTGCAAAAAATAAAATTGTGATGCCCACAACAGGTATTCTTTCGCTTTCTTTTATTTTTTCAGTTGTTGTTGTTTCTTTACGGTTACTACTGTCTGCAATGCCTGAAGCATGAAGGCTATCTTTAAAAGCGTTCGATAATGCTTGTTTTTCTTCTGTAAAACCGCTGGTTTGTTTTGACTGCTGATGAAGCTTTTTTGCACTGATGCTTTTAATCTTATTTTTTCCAGGATCGAATACGAACACGCCGGCTGTATCGTAGCTTACTGTAATGGCGCCTGTACTATCACTTAAATAAAAATCTGCGCTGAATTCTGCTGTAGCAGTACCATTCGAATCTTTAAAATTATACTCAGCGGTAGTGGTGTTGGTTAAGCCTGTGCCGGTAATTACACGGGCACTATCGAACTGAACATGTGTTTGTTGATCGCTTTTATTGTATTGGGCTGTTTTGTGAAGCTTAACAGAATTACAGGCGCACAAGAGTGCGACGCAAGAAAAGATGAGCAATGATTTTATTGTATGGTTCATAATTGTATTATTTATTTTCTGAATCCTTATTGCCCAATGCATTGATTTCTGCATTGACAATTTTTTCGGTGCGGCCAAAAAATGTTGCCAGCACACTTGCACCCATATAACCAACTGTTATAAACAGCACCTTGCTAAAGTTGATAATGTATGCTGCAAGGGCGGGGCTTAAACCTTTAGTAGCCTCATCGTATAATACACCGGCAATTACCAATGCAAGAACACTTAACAGAATGTTATCCCATTCATCCTGCAGGTATTTGATCAATGATACATTAGTAACCAGGCTTGCCGTTCTGCGACGCAAGGACCGCACCTTTAAAAGTATTTGTGCCACAATACCTAACAGGCCGATCAGGATCAACCAAAAAATTTGAATATTCATTTTGTTTATTTTACATGATCAATAATCCACCCGATGATACTGGCCACACCAAAACCGCTGGGTATGCTCATACCAACAACCGTCCAGATAAAACGATCTTTTAAGCTTTCGAGCTTTTTAATTCTTTCTTCGTGATCGTTTACAATTCCTACATGCCCGGTATCATTTCTATCGATAGGATTGCCGCCAAGGAGTTCCAGAATTTTACGCACATCCCCTTTTACATCGTTGATATCCTTTTTCATATCGGAGAACTCCTGTACGTTTATATCTGTCATGAGGTTATGGTTTACTGCTGTTATAAAACTCAACGCCTGCAAATGATGTATTATCGCCGCTTTCATACTTCAGCCAGAAATCCTTTTCATCACCGGCATAAAATTTAAACTTATCAACGGCCATGGTGTATTGCTTTATTAAGCCGGTATTGGTACAGGTAATATTTTTCTTAAACAGGTTGCGGCACCTGGTGCAATTGATGCTGAATGTGCCGGTACCGGAATCGAGGTAATACACCGTTATCTCTACCCGGTTATTGCCGCTGGCTTTTAAACTATCTGCTACTGAATAATTAACCTGCCCCGCACTACTTACAATTTTAAATTTAAAACCTCCCCTGCCCCACATAGAAGTATCGGGGCCAATGCGTCGCACACTTACGGTAGTGCCGTAAGGATCTAGCAGCTTTACATTTTTCTCGTAATGCAGGATGCCATCGATAACGATATCATTATCCCACATGTGAAAATTAGGATCTGTTGTATTGCTGGCAGTGTCGTAACGGGCATCGGGGAATTTTGATAAAAAACTATCTACCCGGCGGTAGCTGATGTACTGCCTGATCTTATTATAGATCAGCATTTTTTTACTGCGCCAATCATTGTAAGTATCTGCGTTAATGCTTACTACTGCAGCATTATATGCCGAAAGGTTTGCAGGCGTTATTATGGGACCGTAATCAGCCGTGGGAAAGTGCACCGTATCTTCAAACATTAACTGGCCGGATGGTACAGAAAAACCCCTGTTGGTGGTTTGCATGTAAACATTAGCAGGATCTGTAATGCGCGGGCTGGTAATACTTTCCCCAGCTTCACGCATATCGCTGCGCCAGGTGGGGTTTATCTGCAGTGCAAAATCTTCTACTATTGTTTGCCATACCAATGCCCTGCCCTCTTTATGCGGATGTGCCAGGTTGCCGGGTATAGGAAACTGGGTTTCACCAAAACCGAGTGTATCCTTACCGCCGATCTCTATACCGCTACCATCAACATTATAAAAGTGGCTGAGCGCTCCCTGTTTATAAAATGGAACTTTGGGCAGGTAGCTGTACCGCTCGTAAAAATATTTGTAGTTATAAAAATTATTGTTCGGGTTAAACGAAATAGAATACAAAGTATCTGCATGCACCCGAACACAAACCGCAACAATGCTATCCCAATAACGTTTACTTTCTGTTAACCAGGTAGGATCGCTGATAATATATGCAGGATTGGTGGGTGTGCCTTTATATGCAAATGCATCGCCGGTACTGCCAAAATCAATTAATACAGAAGCGATCTTTGAACGCAGGTTATAAGGCAGGCTCATTAAATGCGTTTGAAAAGCCTCATTCCACTGGTACCAGAAGTTGCGGTATTTATCCGTCATGTATCGCGGCCACGGACCATTACGGTTACCACCGGTAGTATTAAATGTGCCGCAGCTATCGAATACCCATTGCGGGGAAACATCGCCGCTAAACATTTCTATTTGCACATACTTACCTGCTGCTGCAAATTTGCTGATGGCACTATCCAGCGATGCCCAGGTGTACACCCCATAGGCCGGGTTAAAATCTTTACGGCCTACTGTAAAACGGTGCAGCTTGGTTCCATACTCCGCATAAGCAGCGGCAGGATTACCAGGGAAACCTACTACAGTTGTTTTACCAAAACTGCTTAATCCATCAAACCGTATAACGCTTTGGCTTATTGCCGTAATGCCTGCTGTAATCAGCAACAGCACTAATAATAATTTCTTCATTGGTTGTTGTTTTTATCTCATAATTGTTGTTAGCTTCTTCGCAACTGTCTACAGGTACCGGTGGAAAACTATCGCACCAGACGGTTGCAGTAATGGTATCGTACCGTATGCGTGTAAAGGGCACACAGGTTGTAATGGTGGTATCCAGTTCATGATAATGTGGTATTTGAAACCGCCATTTAAAAAACTTTTTATAGGTGTACGTGGTATCGAGTAACTGCACTTTAATACTTGTGCAGGTTTCGCCTGTAACCCTTCCCGTATCGAGTATAGTAACCTTTGTACCACATGGTATTTTTATGGCCACCTGGCTAATTGCTGTAAAGCAACACATCGCCAGCATGAGTGATAAAATAATTTTGTTCATTTGCTTTGGTTTTATTCTTTTGTTTTTCATCTGTCGCGTATTACGCAACTTTACTTGCGTCGCACTCTTGTACGTTCGGATTATCTTTCATCTGCTTATGGTACTGCTATATATTTAAATGAAAGATTGTTTGTGCCACTTGCTGGTGCAACTGTGTACACAATAGTTATGTTTGTTGCATCTGCAGTTTGATAACTAATTCCAGCCGATGCCGCATTGATAGGCACTACATTAAAATATGAAGGTGTCGCACCCAATCCATGTGCTATAGTAAAAGATGTAGTAACAGCATCACCGCTTTTTGTGGAAGCACCTGTAAGCATACCCCATTGCAGCCGCACATTATTGGCATTAGTCCAATAGGCTGAATTATTATCTGCTTCAATGGTACCGTTAACTTTGGTTCCTAATACAGTACCCGAAGGTAAATTTACTGGTGCTGTACCCGCCGTGGAAGAACCCGCCGGTAATTGCAAACGGGCATTTAGTGTACCGCCACTTGCAACGCCAATACCCATATTTCCAGATGTTGAATTAAAATATTCATTTCCTGAAACTGTCCTCAATATAATGCTTGTGGCACCTGTTAAAGAGGTATTTACAGGGTCAATATCTAATCCCATCACTGTACCGGAATAAGAACCTGTTGTATTATATGCAGGGCGTAACCGCATATATGTGAAAGAAGCATTACCGGAAGTGGGTGCAAATACAGTGTTGCCGCTATTCTGCCAATCATATAAGATTGTTGTTCCTGTTGTTGGCGCAAATGCTGTAGAAACACTTGAAACGGGTTCAATTTTGGTGAAGGTTCTTGAAGTTGTTGGGTTAATATCCTGACCGCCTAAAAAAAGATTCAATGTATTACCCGATTGTGTTCGAATTTTTAAGTCAGAACTTGGCACATTCAAATCGGATCCTGCCGGGTTAATTGCAATTCCGTATCCACTATTATTTAATAGTCTGAACATTCCTGTTGCCGTGCTGCTAATATCTACGTAACCATTAGTTACAGCAGTATTTGTGAGCCGCATAATAAGGCTGTTCGGTGTATTAAATGTGTATGAGGGCGACGTACCATTTAAGGTAAATGTAGTTCCACCTGTTGAAATCGTACTAATATCCATGCCATGTGTTGCATCATATTCAGTTCTAAATTGTAATGCTGTAGAAGATACCTGTAATTTTGCAGTACCTAAAGTACCCCCCGCACTGTTGCCAACATATAAAGAACCCGCTTTAGAAATATTTACACGTTCTACATCATTTGTTTTTATTGAGTAAGCATAGTTAGTTTTAGTGCCAACCCTGACAGTATCACTTTTTGTTTGCCCACCCTCTACCTGATAATTTTCTTCGGGCACCATTTCACAATTAATAATGTTAGCGTTTGAAATTGTTGCAGTTGCCGTACCTAATAAGGTTACCGTTTGTAAACCATTATCAATTGCAGCTATTCTATATAATTCCTTATTGCTTTGCTGCTTAAATCCAATCCAATCACCAACATTTAGCAAGCTTGAATTTGTAACACTTGTAATAACACTGCTTCCACTGGTAGTATTTCCAGTTACCGGGACTGTTGTAAAAAAAGATTTTACATGCATTGCTACTGCACTTAAATCATATTGGTCACTAAACAATTTAACTACCATTTGTTTAGTACTTGTATTATATGATAGCACTCTCATCATTGGGCAAAATATACCTACTGATTCAGCTACTCCACTAACTTGTGAGTATAACGTGTCACCTGCAATTAAATTTGTTGTTAAGTAAGGTTCGTAAGTACCAGCACTTACATTAAAAGTTGCCGTATCGTTTGAAACACTTAAAGAACTCGTACCAACAGAAACATAAATTTTAGAATATCTCCTTTTAATCCCACCTCTGTGTATTTCATCTGCTGCCGGTGCAATTACGCCAGCTTCAGTGCCTGCTGAAATATTTATTACTTCATTAGTTTGTAAACCAATATTAACTTTTGAAGCTGTATTAATATTGGTATAAACTTTATCATTATAGATTGTAGTTGTACCATCTCCCGGTAACATATAACTATCCTCCATGCTATATGAACCGTAAATTTTAAGAAGCGGCGGCGTTGCCCCTCCATAGCTCCAAATACTGCACCCGTTAAACGTCATATGATATGCTCTGTTTGTTCCTGTTTGTGCTTCATAAAAAGCAATAAAAGGTCTTTGTGTATAAAACTTACAGCCAGTAAAAATTAATGTTGACCTGCTTCCTAAAGTATAGTAAGGTGCCCAAAAGGAGCCAGAACCCTGGGAACTATAGCCGTTATCAATTAGTTTAAAATAACAACCTGTAAAAGCAATTGAAGAACTTGCAGTAATAGAAGTACCTATAGTGCCAATGCTCGAAATATTTTCGGCATATAGCCCGTTAATTGATGCCTGTCCGTCCCATAACACAGAAAGATCAAATAATTTGTAAGCAAGAATGATCTGCCCTCCTTGTACATTAAACAGCGAACCTGTACCAGTAATATTATTAGCATAAGCACAATAGATATATTGCATATTAAGGGAGGTATAATTGTGTGAACGGTTTTGAGCATTTCCTAAAATCACACCGTATGTACAACCTTCGACTAATGAATTATCTTCAATATTCATCCTATCTCCATTTTGGCCGGCTGCCTGGCTAAAATAGAAGCCTGCATAAAATCCTTTTGAGAATACATTTTTAAATGTTACTTCATCACTGTTTTGACTATTTACCTTATCTGTTGCAAATCCTGTGTAAGTACTATCATAACCGTTTACGCCGGTATTTACTCCTGCTGTTACATAATTGGCAACATCTGAAATTTGATTTGTTCTGTTTATTGCTGTATTGCTCCAAACTGCCATTGCTGCAACATTCCTTCCAACAACTCCCAAATTCTGTATTGTAGTACGTCTTGCTGATTGAACATTTATACACGGCCCAAATAGGAAATCTGCAAAGATCATCGTAGCCTTATTATTTTGAAAATTACCCCGCTGCCATCCATCTCCATAGACAACAAAATTCCAGTAGACAGCAGTTTTTATAAAGGTCACCGAGGCTGACGTGCGGTAGGATGAATCACCCTGTGCCCCTGGGATATATATATTTGAAACAAATCTGGCTGCTGCAATAGCAGTAGTAAAAGGAGTATAATTATCAGTACCAGAGCCAGAGGTAGTGCCTACACAATCTGCTTTTGCACCAAACCATGCTACAGACACATACTTACATGATTTTGTGCCGAGTAATATGGTACCTGCACCTTTGAAAACATAATCGTTATCGCCTGCAATAACCCTACAATTTAGCGTGAGTGTATAAGTACTGCTAACTGTTATAGAACCACCATCAGCAAATTGAATTGTACCTGAGCTAATGGTAGCAGTTTGCGCAACAGTAAGATTAACAGGTATCGATACCCTGCCATTAACTAAGGCTGAGCTGAGTGCAGTATAATCACTTACCACGCCATCGCGCCACCAGTTTACATTGACAGGTTGCGTGTTATCGTATCGCCTCACCCAATGGCCACCACCGGCAGCAGCAAACGTAATTCCATTATCATCTGTTGCGGAAGCGGCATAATAGAAAATTCCACCTCTTTGAGCATCACGCACAAAAACGGTAGTATTATTATTTCTTGTGTAGCTGTTAAGCTCAGAAATATCAGCCACAATTTTAACGCCTTTGTCTAGTTCAGCGGCAAGGTCACTGTTATCTCTTGCATTATTTTCCAGATCGGCGAAACCTGTTGCCGGGCAATCTGGCGCAGGTAACGCATAATAAAACATTGAGCCATTCTTTTTAAAAAACAAAGTGTCGCTGGCAATCCAAAGGCTATCTACCTTTTTCCCCAGCACATTCATTGCACCGTTTAAAATACTATTGAGCCTGGTACCTGTAATTGCCCCTGAGCCATTAGTTCCAATATAGGTATTGATAGCAGCGCGCAACGATGCACTATCGGTAATGGTTTGAGATTGTGCGCTAAACGCAACTACAATAACAAAAAGCAATGCTGAGAATATTCGTTTCATGTTAAAAATATATGTATGGTGTAAAGCCTAAATTTTTTCCCCGTGTTTCCGTACCCAATCCTGTAATGGCATAGGAGCTGAGCAGGTTGGGCTCACTGCCGGATGGATCGATGCTATCTATTGCTGAATTGGTACCGGTGCCATCGTGTTTTAATAAGCGGTTATAACCACCGCTGCCTGTAAAATCTTTTATGGAATCATCTTCGTAACCTCCGGCTGTTGCATCCATCCTGCCAAGGTCTAAACTTCTGCCGCCATCCAATGAGCGGAAAAACAATCCCCGGTAATCTGGCCTGCGTAGGGTAGTTGTGCCATTGCCTGTACTAAACTGACCCTTGTAGCGGTTGCCTGCACTGTTCCAGGTTGCATCGCTTAAAGCTGTGGCACTTACCAGCTCCCAAAGGCGTGGATATTTTGCCCGCAAGTCGCCCAGCGAACCATCTGCAACAAAAGCATTTCGGGGCGCAAATCGTTTCAGGTCGTGCTCTCCAACCTTATCAAAGTTACCTTTGGCGATTGTCCAATACCAGGCAGAAGCGCCTGCAACGATCTCGATCATTTCGCCATCGTATAACCAGATATTGGTGCGTGTAACAGATCCATTATTGATATTTTCAGCAGTCACCAGGTTAACCCAAAAGGGACCGCCTGCACCGCTGAGGTTTGCAACAACAGCGATCTTATTACCTGTTTTAAAACCACTCAGTGCATCTACAGTGAGGGTTACATTAGCCGTTGCCGTAACTGCCAGTAAACGGTTTGCATGATCAGTAAAAGTTACCGCTGCATTTCCTGTAATTGCAACAACATCGCGGTAACCACCAATGCGGTTTTGCAACCATAACGATTGATCGGCCAAAGCCTCTATAGGTAAATTGCTGTTACCGGTGGTACCGCCTAAAACAAGATCGCTCTCATCGTAGATATCTACTTCGGTAAGTGCATCTGTTGGTGTGTATGGTGTCATTTTGAAATGATGATTTATTTGTTATAGCTGAAGTGTGCGACGCAACAGAAGATGCGTAATACGCAACTGCCTGGCTAAAAAAATTACTGCACTTTTATGTTATAATTGATCACATAACTAACACCTGCAGTTTTAACCCTTGGTGTTATTACTTTACGGTGACACAATACATCATCTTCGTTATACAGGCCCACTTCTTTAATGGTCATGGCCGGATCGCCTGATTCCAATGTGGCTGTAAACTGCACAATACCACCACCTAAAAAGTTTTCACCGGTAATGGTTTTTATTACAGCACCGGTAAGGGCTGTATCACCTGCAGTTACTGCTGTATCGCTGGTACCTACTGCGATCTTAGTAATCTTTTTACCGTCGGCATCTCCGGCGAGTAACTGTTGTACGTTTAAGTTTCCGTTGGTTAATAACATCTCAAAAGTTTTATGTAATTGTTACCACATCATTATCGCCGCTGTGATCGTAAGTGCCATCATACATGCCGGTGCCATCGTAACGCAGTGCACCGTTGAAAGTAATATCATCTTCTATCAGTATTTCGATGTTCACATCTGCGCTATCTTCTTCCAGGTTAATGATGTCTTCAAATTGTAAAATCATTTGCACATCTACCAAATGGCTGCGGGCATTCTTGTACTCATTGATCATTGCAATGATATCGGTAATAGATTCTTCGGTAAGCATGATGTTTTCATTCGTAATGCGTACCCTGAATGTTGCCCAATGCATGAATGGAACATGCTCTATTAATTCGATATCTGTAAATCCAATGCTTTTTAAAGCTTCTTCCACTGCCCATGGTGTACCTTTAAAACGATGCAGTTCAATAGCCCGTTTTATAAGGTCGCGCTGCGCCTGTTCTGTTTGTGCAAGGCGCCAACCTTTGTAACCCAATACATCGAACTGTGCAGCCAGTAAAGGCAATGCTGCAGCAGGTACATTATCTACCAGGTACACGAGCAATACCTGCAACGGAATTTTTTCCACTTGCCTTTTCATGGCCATGTCAAACGCAACAAGGTGCGGGTATATAGCAATGCTATCGGGTAGTATGGTATCCACATTACTCATCGTGTGTGCCGGTTACTGTTATGGTAGTAGTTAACGGATTGGTGAACTCATTTTTTGCTACTACCATATCGCTGGCAGGCTGTACCACTACAGCATCGTACATACCATCTACTATGCAGCATTTAAGTATTTGATTCCTGAGTGTATCAATACCCAGCTTTGTTTTGCGATAATTTTTAAAGGCTTCTATATTAGCGGTAACCGTTGCCACTACCACACTCTCCACTGCATCGGTTAATAAGGTTAATTCCACTTCAATATCGTAATCAATCTGTGTAGGGCCTTCAACAAAAACAGTATCGGTTAATGGCCGCACTTTTTTATCGTTGCAGGCAGCATTCACGGCATCAATTATTTCAGTGCTGGGCGCTTCACCATTTAACAGGAAAGGATAAATATGAACATCGCCCGGATCCGGTGAAGTAACTGCCACATCAATGATCAGCGGATGTGCACCTTTTGCGAAAAACTTGTAAGCATCTTCCGGACCAGCTACAGAAAACTGCGCCGGTGCAAGCTGTATGCGTTCGCGCATTTCATCATCTGTTTCTGCATCGCTGCCGCCGTTGGTGGTATCTGTATTGGCTGCTGTGCTTACATAAGCCTGCGGATCGAGTATAACACTTATTGAGCCTGGTGCATATTCGTTACCGCTTTTACCTTCGGTGGTACAGGTGGCAGGTATATCAGCATACTCATCATCTTCGGTAACTGACTGGCTTTCGGTTGTTACAAAGATCAACTGGCCATCGATGCTTTGCACCCTTAAACCGGCAGGAATATTTAACGGACCGTGGCCATCTACCAGGTTAAAGCGGATGATGCATTGCGCAGCCGCTGGTGTAAGGCGTGTAACACCCACCAACTGGCCGAGGTATTCCAAGGCTGCACCGGTTGCAAAGGCAACAAGGTTTTGATTGGCCGCTTCGTTAATACCGATCTTTAATAAAGTAATGCGATTTACAGCAGCCTGAATTAACAACTGTTCTGCCTGGGCAGGTTGCAATACTTTACCGCTGAGGGCTTCGTAATCTGCTACAAAGCTGGCCAGTGTTGCTACTGCATCGGTGTCAATAAATTGTACTTTATCTGCCATGTTTATACCGCTGTTACTGTTAATTCTGCACTGTTTAATGTGGTGCTGGTAAGCACCAGGTAATAATCGGAACGCCTGCCTATTGCATAATCGTTATTAAAATCGTATGCACTGAAATCGCCAAGTAAATCCCGCACGCCACTGGTAATGCTCCAGGTACCATAATCGCCCCAATTGCTTTGCACCCATAGCAACAGGCTTTCGTAAGTATCATTTGTTCCGCTGTAGGCTGGTACAGGAGAACCGCCATTGGGTGAAAAAGAAACATCAAATACTTCCCCTTCTGCAAGCTGTGGCAATAATGCTTCTACCGATATACTGCCAGCCATCAATGCAATTTCAATAGCGCCACTGGTAAAGATGTTATTGGCATAGAGTACGATCCTGTCAACCAACTGCACCCAACGGCCATAGCTGGCCCAATGATCGCTTACCCATGCAAACAATGCATTGAGTGTAGCAAAACCACTGGGTAAAGAATGCGGTATTGCAGCGGTATCGTTTAATGTAAGGTCTATGTTATAAAACCTGCCGTAAGGATTGTACGGGTAGAATGCCTGCAATATTAAACCCGTGTTTACCGGTACTGTATTGGTTGTGGCATTTAATAACAGGCTATCTATGAGATCCTGATCTATGAGTTTATAAGTGATGTTGAAGAATATCTGCGATTCCTGCAGGTAATGTTTTATGCTGATGACCTTAATGCGTTTCTCCCAAATGGCAATTGCTTCGAGCATACTGCGTTTCATGTTTGGGATGGCTACATTAACGGGCTGATCGATGTACTGGAAAATACCGCAACCAAATTCGGGGCGCAGGCTATCGCTGCCTTTGTAGGTGCGTAACAGGATATCGAGGCACTGACGGATATCGGCCAACCCTTCAGCAATATCACCAAAGCCCGCAGTACTGATCTGCCAGTTAGTTGATTTTATATCGCTGATTGCTGTTGACATTGTTTTGATTTGGTTATGGTGTTGGTGTACCGCTTACGCCGCCACCTGTTGTAACACCTGTATGCTTATGTGTGGTAAGTGGTATTAAGCCTGATGTGATTTCACCGGTAGCTGTAATACTGCCTGCTACAGTCATATTTCCACTTCCACCGCCACTGGTTACACCGCTAAAGCCACCCGCTTCTACTATACCCACAACCGTAAGGTTTCCACTTACGTTGGTTGCTGCTGCCGTTATCTCCACCAGCGGAGCAATCACCTTTACTTTTGTTGCACTTTGTACTGTTACATCGCCGGTTATATTTACCTTAAATTGATTGCCGCCTGTGATGGATAAAATTCGCGTACTGCGTTTATATTCTATGTGCAATCCCTGTTCAAAGTTTATTCCTATAATGTCAGCATCGCCCAGATCGCCGGGCAATTCATTCTTACTGTAGATGGCGCCACCGATAACACCGTATTCCAGGTTATCATCCATCAGGCACCATACATGCTCGTTAACATCAAATGGAATGGAAAATTTATCCTTTAATGTTTTAGGTACACTGATGGGTAGCCAGTTGCTTACAATGCCATCTGCATCGGGGAACTGCACACGGGCCTTTCCATTTTCCGGATCTGTTTCGCTAATGATGCCAAAGTGTAACATGATTAAGGTTTATATAATGATTCAGCCACTGTGCCCACTTGTTTTATCTCTGCACTGGTTATATAGCCATCGCTGCGGCTATAAGTGTGTTCTGATTTCAACACATGATATACGCCACTGAGCTTGCCAATATGCACCAGTTGAAAATTAACACCGCTTACCAATAAAGGATTACCAGGCACATTAATGCTGCCTTCTTTTTGAAAGCTGTTTGCCTTATACAATTTTGTTTGGCCTATCCGTTGCGCCTGCTGTTTATTCTCAGCTTTGGTGCGAATCTTTAAAGTATCCTGAACCGAAACAACAGCAGGTAAATCATAATCCCCAAATGGCGTGGGTGATTTACCTTCCTGGATGAGTATTTGCGGCGGCTGTACTTTTTTTACAACTTTTACAACATCCTTATACGTGGTTTCGTATTGCACCAATTGCTTATCATCAGGATTGTGAAATTGCACGTTTGCAGCATTGAATGTCTGGCTGCTTTTGTCTTTAATATCGCAACTGATGAGCGATGCTTTATTGATCGTGAGAATGCTTTGCCCTTTCTCCAGTGTAGTAATATCAGTAAACACCATCACCGTACCTTTTACTGAAAAGATGAGGCCATAAGTATTGGCCAACGATTGCAAAAAATGCATATCGCCTTTATGGTTTTGTGTAACACGTGCAATGGGTATATCGGGTATATTGCCCTGTATGGTAAAGCCATGTTTCTCTGCAACGCTGCGAGCAATTTCCAGCAGTGTTTTATTTTCATGCGCCGTAAATTTCTTTGTGCGCACCGCTTTTGTAAATGCAGCGGATATTCCTTTTATGCTGATGGTATCGCCACTGCTGCGGCTGATGTTAAAAGAAGGTTCGTCAATACTAAATGTGCCGCACTGCAGTGTTATACCTGCCTGTTCAATTTCTGCCGTTAGCGTCGCACCTTTTTCAGGATACCATTCGTTTTTCCAAAGCCCGTCTGCATCTTCCAGGTTCAATTGAAATTCATCTGCTTCGCCTTCTACCTTATCGCTGTAACTCAACGACAATAAATGCGCACTGATATCGGCAGTGATATTTTTATTATTGTAAAGAATTTTATATGTGGCGGGGGAGAGATTCAAGAAAATTAAGAATTAAAAATTAAGAATTAAAAATTTGGGACCGGGCTTAAGGATTGCTATTAAGCTTTTGTTGCGTCGCACTCTTGTACGGTATAACATTATTTTTTCCATGGTGGCAGCAGCTCTGTGTTTGTTTTTGGTGAATTGCTTTCAAGCACTGGAATATTCAGGATGATGCCACCCGCTAATTTATCTGCAATGGGTATGGTGGGGTTTGCTTCTATAATACGTTTCATTGCCGGTTCGTTAATGCCATTTTCGTTTATGCTGGTTACGCCATAAGCAGCATAAGCGATCTGATCCCACCGCTGATTCTCTCTTGTTATGTATTCGAAATTGTTCATGCGCGGCGAATGATGACTTTATAATTTAAAATGCTGTTGGCTGTATTGAAACCCTGCAGTGCTGCCTGTAAAAAAAGGTTACTGCTTTGCAGTGAACCCAAACCGGGCACCGGAAATGTAAAGCTGTTGGTTGCATCGCTTAAATTTTGCAATGCCTGTTCCACACTATTGGTATCTTCAAAAACACTTGCCAGCACATTGATCTTGCCCTGGTAGTTTTCTATGCTATCTTGCGTGTTGGCAATACTCTTTTGAATTTTTGTTGCAAGTTGCTCAGCCTTCGATGGATTGTTTGCGTAATCCCTTACCGCCTGGTCGATCTCTTTACATTCGCTGTTCATTACACTGGCATCCTGTGTGGCTGTTTGTGCAACGGTGGCAGGTTGGGTTAAGCCGGTGAGCACGGGTTTTTTATCGCCTACTGCAAAGGCATTTTTACGGGCTGCATTTTGTTGCTGCTGTAACTTATCGGTGGTAGAGTATTCGCGGATGGTGAGCGATATAGTAGCATCTATCAGCAGGCCATCGGCAAAAGCAGTGTTATGTGTTTCGCCCATGCTGGTAATAATGTAATCGCCCATGTAACGGCCACTGCCCAACACCAATGGCAATACCTCGAAAGTATCTTTACTTGTTTTTAAAGCGAGAATTGAATCTTCTACATTAACAAACTCCGCACGCAGGTGCAGGCTGATTGTAATTTCTTCCAGCTCGTTGGCAACAGGCTGCAGGCGGGGCTTGCCGCTGATAAGATCGTGCTGGGCATAGGTAGTATCATCGGTTTTAGAAAATGAATCGAAACCGTTTTGATTGGTAAAAATAATATTGCCGAGCTGCGCATACATAGTTGAAGCCCCTCCGCCCCTAAAGGGGGACTGATTTTTTTAATGATTAAAAACTAACCCTTTTTTTTCTTGCCTCTTCTTCCTTCATAACCCTTATAACTTTTTTATTAAAAGCATCGGTGAGCATATCTGCATCTGCCTGGGTAGCTCCACCGTTCAATGTAAACTGGAAATTAAAACTACTGCCGCCACTGTTGTAAGCAACTGGGGTAGCCCTGTTTAAACCACCGGTACCAGCTATTGCACCGGTTACATTTTTCATAGCATTGATGGCGGGCTGGGCCTTAATAGTAGCTGCTATGGTTTCAACGATCTTAACTTTATGCAAGTCGCGCAGCGCACCTTCTTTCGCCGGACTGAATGGCAGGTAAGCACGGATCTTAGTTGCCATTTCTTTAATGGCTTCAATGGGTTTATCGATCATTGATTTTATACCATTCCAGATGTTTACTATAATGTTGGTACCGGCATCGAAGAATTTATTTCCCAGGTTCATGATCCAATCCCATGCGCTACTGAAGATGTTTTTAATTTTATCCCACATGTTGGTAAACCAATCGGTAATAGGAGCCCAATACTTAATGATCAACCCGGCTGGGGTATAGTTGAGAAAGATGTTTTTAATCCATTCCCATGTTGCAACAAACAGGTGTTTTACTTTTTCCCAAAGGCCGGTAAAGAAGGCGGTTATTTTGGACCAGTTATTTATTACCAAACCAACAGGCGTGTAATGCAGGAAAATATTTTTTATGAATTCCCATGCTGCATTGAAAACAGATTTAACATGATTCCATACAGCAGAGAAAAATGTTTTGATTGGTTCCCAATATGTGTAGATCAAAATAGCTGCAGCAACGATACCCATAATGATCAATACAATTGGATTGGTTGCGAGAATTGCAGAAACGATTTTTGAAACGGTACCCACTACCAACAATGCTGCACCTACCGCTGCAATAGTTGTAATGAGTTTACTATTTGCATCTACCCAATTTATAACCATTGGTATGAACGTAGTAAGCCAGGCTGCAAACTGTTGAACATACGGCATGAGCTTTTTACCGATTTCTTCGGTTACTTCGCTCCAAGCTGTTTGCATAACCTGTACAGGATCGGCAGTTGCTTTTGCTACACCGCCTACTTGTTTTTCAACAGCAGCCAGTACGATCTTTTGGGCCTCTAGTGTCTTGTTGCTTTCAACAAGAATCTTTATTTTTTTCTTTTCGGCATCGCTGAATGTGATACCACTGCGGCGCAATGCATTGATGCCATTAACAGGATCCTGCAAGGCTTTACCAAGTTGCACAGCGTTTTGATCTGCTTCGCCAAAGCCTGCTGATGCCATATCGAATGCAGCTTGTGTGGCCCGGTCGAAAATACCAGCCATCCGGGCCGTTGAATCGCTCACTTTATTAAAGGTTGCAATCTTTGCCTGCGTTGCCATGATCACCTCATCTTCTACACCGATCTGCAACTCTAATTTACTGGCATACTCTTCTGCCTGTTTTGCTGCAACACCGGTGGCATCGCCCATACTGCGAAATACTTGTTCCAGCCTGCGGTTGGCTTCAAGGTTTTCCCTTGCCGCCTGTAATGAATTGCCTGCAATGCCGGTTATTGCGCCGCCAACAATAGCAGCAGTAGAACCAAAACTGTTTAATGCCTGTATGCGTTTCGATGCTTTGGAAACAGATTTATCTATTACGCTGAAAGCTTTATCTACAGCGGTTAAGATCAATGCTATTTTCAAAGTTTTATCCATTGGTATTATTCAGTTTGTTGTGAATTTTTACAGCTTCATTGTGCCAGGTAAAAACTTCTTTTGAAGTCCATTCTTTTAGAACCTTTCGAGGATCTTGCCCGTAGTATTGCGCCGTGAAAGCAATATCTTCACGGCTGATTAAAAATTTAGGCGGGCAACTGCTGTTTTAATTTTTGTCCAATCCTTTGCCTTCATAAATTTTACATCTTCGAACACGATCTTTTTA